TGTAAACAACTACATCGTCGTACCGTGGCTGAAGACTTTTGGCCTACCCGTCGTATTTCTCGAAATTCCACCGGATATGTGGACGCTATTGAGCATAGGTATCGGCGGCTATATCTGCTCTCGCGGTGCAGAAAAAGGTATCCAGAAGTGGCGCGATGGCGACAAAAAGTAATCCGGTTCGCTTCGGTAAACCTGTCGATCCCAAGTGTCCGAAATGCGGTCAATCTTTAGCTGTCGAATGTGCGGCGGAAAGATATGGCAACTGCGTTAAAAATGTTCCGTCAGATCAAGAACGTACTGACTGAAGAACAGGCCGCAGCGATTGCGGCTAACGTCGGCCCCAGAGATTTTTATGAACCCCTAATTGAACCAATCGTCGATACCGTCCGACACTACGCCAAGGTCGGAACTCAACATCCGGCTTACTGTTCAGTAGAGACGAAGCCCGACGGCCATAACTGGCACACCGACACAGGCAACAAAAGCCACATGCTGTGGTGTGAATATAGCGGCTCGATATTACTGACCGACACCAACAAGTTTACAGGCGGAACCTTTCACACACGAGATGAAAGCTACTGTCACTATTTAGACCTGTTGCTCTATAGCAGTGACATCGAGCATTGCGTCGATCCACACGAAGGAGACCGCCGTGTATTACTGATGTTCTTCGCATGATTAAAAGTCCATGCGTCAACATCTGCCTGTTAATCAACAAAGTCACCGCAATGGTTTGCAAAGGGTGTCTTAGAACACAGGACGAAATCAAAGAATGGTCCAGTTACAGCGACCAAGAGAAACAAAAAGTTTTAACCAGGATAGGAGATACCCATGCCGAAGGTCGGTAAAAAATCGTTTTCATATAGCAAGGCCGGAAAGAAAAAGGCCGCTAGTTACGCAAAGAAAACCGGAAAGAAAATGACCAAGAAGAAAGGCTATTGATGATAACACCGTCCGAACAACTCCGCGATGCTCTAGGCTCTCGCTTATTAGAGATCGTCGCAGAGGAAGAAGAACTATCGCCAGCAATGGTTAGTGCGATGGTGAACTTCTTGAAACAATTCCCACCTCCAGAACAGCTAGAAGATCTACCAACTGCAAAGAAGATTGCCGACACGTTGAAGGACTACAAAGCCTCTATGCCTTTTCAAACCAAGGTTAGTGTTAGCTAGTGCTTCAACCGTTAGAGATTGATGGGGAACCCCATTGGATCTCCACAATGCCGGAAGAGGTCTATCCAGCGTTCGAAGACTTTAGAAATTTTCTGTTTCTCGCGTGGAGCCACTTGGGACTACCTGACCCTACAAGGGCGCAGTACGAGATTGCCCATAGGTTGCAGTATGGGATTGACTCGACCGAACCAGAGATAGATCTACAAGGCCCACGCGAGGATATTATTCGCTGTTTCCGTAGTCTCGGTAAGTCCTACATCACGTCGGTCTACGCCATCTGGCGTCTAATGCGGAACCCTCGTGACGAAAAGATCATGGTGGTCTCAGCGACGGGTAGTAAGTCCAAGGAGTTCGTGGCGCAGACAAAAGGTATCTTAGAGTCAATGGAACTCGTTCAGTGGCTCCTCGAAGGACCACGAGAAAGCGGAGCAACCAGACGCGACATGGCAGATCAGTTTGATGTTGCTGGTGGTTCTCTCTCACAAAGTTACTCAGTAGCAGCACGGGGTATCACCGGTCAGATTACAGGGTCTCGTGCGACACTACTGATTGCTGATGACATCGAGGTTGAGAGGAACAGCCTTACTGAAGATGCTAGGCAGCGTATCATTCGCATCGTTCAAAACGACTTCATACCAATCACCAAGACGGAACACGGTAAGGGAGACATCATATTCCTGGGTACACCCCAGACTGAGGAGTCCGTCTATAACGTGTTAGTTCGAGAGATGGACTTTAGATGCTTTACTATCCCCGTTCGGTATCCAGCGGTGGACAAGCTAGCTAACTATCAGTTGACCTACGTCAACAGCGGACAAGAAGTAAACATACTCGCCCACTATCTCAGGACACAGTTCGACCGCCTAGAGATCTCCTATGGTCAATCGACCGATACCCGTTTCGGTGACGAGGAACTAATGTCTATCGAAAGTAAAGGCCGCAGCGCCTTCGCTTTACAGTACATGCTCGATACATCACTTAGCGATGCGGAGCGTTACCCACTGAAACAGCATGACCTTATTGTCATGGCAACCAATCCACTGAAGGCACCACTGCAAGTCCAGTGGGGCCGAGAGAACGACAAGGAGAATTACGTCAGGGACATTCCGAACATTGGTTTCTCTGGCGACCACTTCCTCAGACCATTATTCGTGGATAAGGAATGGGAACCATACGAGAGTAAGGTTCTATTCGTAGATCCATCAGGACGAGGTGCTGACGAGACGGCTTGGTGTATTGTCGCCTCGCTGAACGGTATCCTGTACCTGTTGCATGTCGGCGGGGTCTCTACAGATCCCACTGAAGCCATGACGAGGATCGCTCTGGACGCCAAGAAGTTCAACGTGAACACCATCGAGGTCGAGCCGAACTACGGTCAAGGTATGTGGATAGCAGCGTTTCAACCGATACTCAGCGAAGTCTGGAAAGGTGGATGCACTGTTGTCGAGTCCGAGTGGGCCAAGGGTCAGAAGGAACTCAGGATCATTGATACGCTTGAGCCAGTTATGACACAGCACCGTCTGGTCATTGACGAGACTTTAGCCCGTCGTGAAAGCCGCGCAGAACATCACAATTATTCACTACTGTACCAAATGACACACGTCACCCGCGATAGAGGCTCACTGAAGCACGATGATAGGCTGGACGCGCTTGCAGGGGCCGTGGCGCACTATCAGAGATCAATGTCTCAGGACGTAGATGAAGCCGCTAAAGCTGTTATGGACGCAAGGTTCGATCAGGAAATGGAAGACTTCGTTGAGTGGATGGATGGTGGCGCAAAGATGAGGCACACAAGAGGCGTTAGACGCAATGGTGAGCGCACAGAGACTTGGCGAGTAGACATTTAGTGCATAGAGTGTAGGGAGTGCATAGGAGAACCATAAGTTCTACGGAAAAGTAGATTTATAAAAACTATAGGTAAAACCCTACACCCCCTACACCTACTTCACGAATTGAAAAATTGACCAAGATTCGTATGGTCATACTTCCCCCCGCCGCAAAAGGCCGGTCCCCCCGACACCCCTCGAAACTCTTGCAGCCAGGGTGCAGAAAAATTTAGCGCTCCGGTGGCTGTCGGTGGCGTCGATTGTCAGCAATGCGAGACACTAGCGAGACACAACGAAAAGCAACCGGCCAACGCCAAGCAATCCGGCCATTTGTTAGGCTAGGCCGTAAGGCTACCGGATTGACGGTTTAGTGTTTGCCTATGATCTACCGGCAACAATGGCGCGGCTCTATCGTAGCGGCGCGGCTCTATATTTTCAGCGAGTTTCCACGCCAATCGGTGTCACTGTTTCTTTTCGTTTGACGTACAGTAAACTAGAGTTTAGTATTTCTGAGTCATTAATAAACTGTACAAAGGAAAGATCATGAGCAAGCAACCGAAAAGGACCACCGCAGATATTCACCGCATGATAGCGGACCAAGTAATTGAAATGATGAAAACGTCGGGCACCGATTGGTCCAAGTCTTGGACTACACCGGCTGGCAACCTTCCGACGTCCATGAGTACCGGCAAGCAATATAACGGGATAAATCTGCTCATACTGGGCATGACGCGAGCCGTAGAGAACTACGGTTCACATCATTGGGCTACTTACAACCAATGGTTCACATTGGGAGGTGGTATTCGGGAAGGTAAGAAAATCATTAAACCATCGAAGTACAGCCTGAAAGATCAAAAGGGAACTACGGTCATTTTGTATAAACCAATTCAAATAGACGAGAAGATAGACGGTCAAAAGACCGGCGAAAAAGTAAACATTCGGCTCCTTCGGACCTTCACGGTTTTCAATGCCGATCAAGTCGACGGCTACACTGCACCGGCTGTAGTCGACGAGGTAGATCATAGCGAATTAGACCAACCGGATACCCTAGCGGATCAACTCGCTAGCCGTGCCGGTGCGGATGTTAGGTTTCAAGATCCGGCAAGCGCTTTCTATGTACCGGCGCATGATTTCATAAACATGCCACGAGCTACCCAATTCGATACGCTGGAAGATTACGCCGCAACGTTATTGCATGAGTTAACGCATTGGACCGGTCACGCCACACGATGCGACCGCAAAATGTTAAACAAAAACGGCACTAAGGATTACGCCAAAGAAGAGCTAGTCGCTGAATTAGGCGCGGCAATGATGGCCGGTAGTTTAGGGATTGAGCCGCAACCAAGAGAAGATCACGCGAAGTATTTAGCCGGATGGATGCGACGGTTAAAGGACGAGCCGTCTGTGATCTTTTCGGCAGCGGCCAAAGCTAATACCGCCACACAATGGATTTTTGACGCGGCAAAAGTACAGCAAAGTGAAGTCAAGCTAGCGGCATAGGTAAGGCGAAACTGGCGGCGCAAGTCGCTAGTCCGACTGGGGTTGTTCCTAGTCGCTGACGAGCCAGCAAGCCGAACACAAGAGAAGGACAAAAGCATGACAAAGGCTCTTAAAATTTTAGTCGGTTGCGAGACTAGCGGCACCGTCCGCGATGCGTTCGCGGCAAACGGCCATGACGTTTGGTCTTGTGACCTATTACCAGCCGATACCCCAACAAATCGACACATTCAGGACGACGTGCGGAACGTCCTTAAAATGGACAATTGGGATCAATTGATAGTCTGCCACCCGCCTTGCACCAGATTGTGCAATAGCGGCGTTCGCTGGCTATCCAAGCCACCAGCCGGACGCACTCTCGACGATATGTGGCTAGAGCTATTCGAGGGCTGCGAGTTGTTCGCCCACCTACTCAATGCCGACGTGCCACAAATAGCCGTCGAAAATCCGGTAATGCACAAACACGCCAAAAGCCTGATCGAGAATTACCAAGAGTTTTCACAATCGGTGCAGCCTTGGCAATTCGAGACCGACGAGGACGGCGCTGACAACGTAAAGAAGCGCACATGCCTATGGCTAAAGGGTCTACCCAATCTAACACCTACCGGAACCCTCGACGGCTCGACCGCTCGTGATGAGTGCCACAAGGCACCACCATCTAAAGACCGCTGGAAAATCCGAAGCAAGTTCTATCGCGGCGTAGCGCAAGCGATGGCGGATCAATGGGCCGGTGTAGTCGGGCAGTCTGAAGCGCTAACCGCCTAAAGCCGAATTTCAATCAAACAAAAGGAACTAAAGCAATGACCATCAAAGTAGTTGAAATTCAACGCACCGCAATCGACCTGTTTAAAAAATACTGGCCTTGTCACGGCCTACCCGCCGACCTCGATCTAATTATGGCGGCGTTCGACGACGGCGACCTGATCGACCTTGAACTAATCGACGCTGACGACGTTCAAATTGAGGCTTGTGAGTATGAGCAAACTGGCGCTCTAGCGGCACTACTACGAGCCGCCGAACAGTACGCCAGCAAGCGCCCTACAGCACCGGAAATGATCGACGGGGGCTGGATCTACAAATAAGCCGAAACGCGCTCCGGCGCGTCGTCTAGCCGTGATGGGCTAGGCCTGACGATGGCAGTCACCATTAACGAAAGGTAAGACAATGAGCGCACATATGATCTCAAAGTCACTAATGGATCTCGTGGTAGACGGGGTGCAATCTCAAAGCAAGCAAAGTGGTTATAACCCTCTCGATTTACCGATTGAGGATCGAGACGCACTTGGCCGTCGACTCTATAAAATGAACGGTGAGGCAATCGAAGCCAGATATCCCGACGTAGCCGGACAACCGGAACACTACCCAGGC